TACCTTCAAACTGCTCCATCAAGCCAGTAAGCTGACCCTGTACTGTAGCATCTGTAGAGGGAGCACCTGTAGCAGCTTCAAAGTTAGTCTCTGTCTTGACACGCTCCATGTCAACAGTAGAGCCTTCAATTAACTCACCTTCTTGTACAGTACGTGCGGGAGGCGCAATAACTTTACGCGCTTCTTCAATTTGTGCTACATTGAGACCTAACGATGCTAACTCTTCTGGAGTCATCTGTGCAGCTTCAGCAAGAGCAGAGTCACTAGGCTTACCTGTTGCTGCAGTAAGACGCTCAAGAACTGCGTCAACACCAGCCTCAGCCGATACAGGCTCATATATTGAAGCACCTACTTTTTCTGGTGCTGTAACTCCAGGGGCAACTCCTGCTTTAGTAAGTTGTGCAGTAGCGGCTTCATCAGTAAGCTGTCCTGTAGTAGGGTCAATCTCACCAGCAGCCTTATCCTCGTCTGATACTGTGGCTGTATCTGCTTTCGTTATAAGCCTAGAGGGATCTGTAGCAGCTGTACCTTTAATCTCTGTAGCACTAGGAACACCCACAGTTTTATACATATTCTGTGCTTGAGAGAGTCTAGCTCCAGAAGCGTTTAACTCCGTCTGCGCTTTAGTAACACCCTCTACTAGGGCTGTATCAGAGGGATTAGCTTTTTGTGCAGCCAGTGCATCCTGCAGTGCTTTATTTGCTGTTGTTACTTCCGTCTTAGCTACGTCTAAGTCCTGCAGTGGGTCATTAACATCCGTAAAGCCGCCGTCAGAATAACCTTTCTTAGTAGCCATGCCACCGTAAGCCATACCTATACGTTTCTGAGCTACTTCTGCCATCTTACCGACACGAGCAGCAGCACCTGGCTGAGACGCTAGGTAAGCAGCTTGCTCATCAGCCTGCATACCCTGCATTTCAGGTATAATCTTACCCATCTGTTCTGGTGTAAACCCTGCAAACTTCTTAGCCATAATTACTTATTCCCTAACTGCATCCATACTGCACCAGCTATGAATGTTATAATAGCGAGTGTTGTTACCTTTACAAATGTTGACCAGATACCTTTACGTGTATCTCGCCATACTTCTAATAGATCTCGCATTTCGTTGATATCTTTGGCAGCTGTCTCATCATGTAGGCCAATAGAAGACAGAGCCTGCTTAGCTCCACGCCTAGCTGCACGGTCTAGCATAGCTTCTAACTCTTCTGGTGTCAAGATTATATTACTCATAGGAAATCCAACCTAATCTAAACAGTTTCTTATGTTGAAGCTCTGTAAGTTATAGTAAAAACAACCTCATCGTCATAATCTGTGGCTGTACCATCAACGTGAGTGCAGTGCACGTACAAAGCGGGAGTAGGTGTTGAGGCCCATACCGCTGCAGTCCAGTACGCAGCATTACTACTACTGCCTACAATCACCTGCGAGACTGTCTGAGCTGCTTGAAATCCTACACCCACAGCAGCGTAGGCACCATTACCTGTTTGGGTAGATGTAAAAGGTAGGTTGGTAATCGTGAAACCATCATCTACTGCAGGTGATACTGTATCATCACCCCAATCTACGCCAATAGAAACAGTTACAAGATTTCCTACTTTAGTATATTTTCCTTCTATATTAGAAGGGCTACCTGATGGAACGTTTCCTTGCGGATACCCTGCGCCAGGTACAAAAGTACCTTCTTCGTACATATCCAAAGTGTTGTATTTAGAAGTTGTATTTGTACCACCCGCATCACTAAATGTAAGAGTAGCAGTGGATGTACCTACAACCCAATCAGTCCCATCATATTTTAGGATGCTATTTGTTGTTACACCTGTTGTATCTACATCCGTAAGTTGATTTAATGTAATATTACTTAAGTTACTACCATCGCCTGTTGGAGCACCAGAGATTGAAGATACTGAGATGTCATTAAAAGTTACGTTAGAAGTAGTTTCTACAGCCTGACCAATTTCTATAGTAGGAGTAGCGCCTTCACCTGAGTTGTTAGATACCGTAACACCTGTACCCGCCACAAGACTATCTACATAATTCCCTGTAGTATGAGTACCTAAATCAACAGAGTTATTAGCTTGTACTGTAGTTAGTGTGATATTAGATGAGCCATCAAAAGATGTAGCTGTAGCTGTTACATCACCAGATAAGGTAATAGTACGAGCTGTCTCAAGGCTTGTAGATGTATCAGAGTTGCCCGTAACATTCCCTATAAGAGCACCCTCAAAAGTACCTGCTACAAATGTTTCACTGCCTACTGTCCACTTATCGTCTGTCTCATTCCACACAAGAGTTTTGTTTGTAGATGTGCCACGCTCAATCTCAATACCACCATTCTGTGTAGGTGTGCCTGTCTCATTAGAGTTGAGAACAATTTGATTATCTGCAAGGTTGAGTGTTTCAGTATTTACTGTGGTAGTTGTACCTGATACAGTCAGATCACCTGATACAGTAAGGTCATTAAACGTAACATCTGATGTAGTACTTACAGCCTGACCAATAGCTACTACACCATCTGTAATGCTTACGCCTGTACCTCCACTAAAGTGAGCATGTGTCTCAGTAGCAGTAGGACCAGTGTACGTAATAGCACCATCAGAGTAAGATAAGCTACCATCACCCCCAGAGTCAGTAACACTGATAGCAGCTTTGGCATCTGTAGTAGCACGAGTTGTTGTGTAGTATAAGTTAGTGACACCTTCTGCTACGGTATCTGTATCACCCTGAGTAAAGGTCATTTCACCTGTTGCAGAGTCATAGCTTAAAGGATCTGTAGCAGAAATAGTGCTACGTGCTCTTGCGTCTGTGAAATAAAGGTTAGAGCCTTCTGCGATATCACCAGTGTCATGGTTTGATACGTCTGATACTGTACCCGTAACATTCCCTGAGATACCGCCTGAAGAGCTTAGTGTAGTAAACGCACCAGAGGAAGGGCTAGTAGAACCTATAGCAGCCCCATCAATAGCGCCGCCGTTAATATCTACGGTATCAAGTATTGCTTGTCCTGTACTCTGCAACGTAGTAAATTTACCTGTAGTATGACTAGTAGTACCAATAGTAGTACCGTCAATAGCGCCACCGTTAATGTCTACGGTAGGAGCATTCAGGATACCAGTTAGTGTAGTACTACCTGTGACAGCAAGATTGCCACCTACGTTTGCACCGCCTGTAGTAGTAATGCTAGTACTATTAAGGGCACTAGAAAAGAAACCACTCTTAAACTTAGCCCCTGAAGAACCTAGATCTAATGTGTTTGTAGTTTTAGGCAAGACGTTGGTAGCAGAAACAACTAAGTCCTGCACTGGTCCTACCTTAGTAATGGGGCTACCGCCTCCAGTAGTTCCGTCATGCGTATGCCCTCCTGAACTAGCAAATGCTAACTCAATAGCATTGTACTCAGCATCAAAGTCATCTGCATCAATGACGTTACCGTTAGCAATGTTGTTTGCTGTATCTTGACGTGTATAACCTGCCATGTTTTAGTCCTTACTGTCTATCATTTTGGCTGTACTCTAGAAGAGCAGCATCTAGAGTGAATGTAGGGTTTATTGACCTATCTGCCACACGTATTGAAATGGTTTTACCTGAACCTATAATATTATTAGGGTACACCTTACTTATATTACCACCGAACCTTGCAGCATCTCCAGGGTCAGAAACTTGAGGAACATTTGGCGCACTAATAACATTACCAAACACAGATCTACTGGATCCAAATGCAAATACACCACCACTTGTAATACTCACATCTTGTGAAGGCGGTTGTATCGTAGTAGTAGAGCCGCTTTCATCAAAGTCATACTTGACATTAAATGCTATGTCCATGTCACCTTTAGGCTCAGCATATAAAGTCATCTTGTAAAAAGACTTGCGCATCTGAGGATCAGTAATTGGCATATAAGGAGATTCATAAATAGCCTCAATTACTGAGCCATCAAAGCTGCTACCTGTATCCATTACATATACATAACCGTCAGCGTTAGCAAACACAATAGTTTCTTCTGATCCTGAATAGCGGCTATCAGCCACATAAGCTTTTATTCCAAAAGTAGTAGACCAGCTAATACCCGCCGCACCTTGAGCTATGAACTTAGTAGCTATTAAACCTTTAGCAACTTCATTCTGTTCTGAAGGTATGTATGCAAAGATACGATACTGGGCTTTCTCGCGAATAAGAACAGAGGTAAAGGTAGAAGTGCTACTAAGAAAAGTGTTGGCATCTTTAGTGATAGGATCAGAGGCAATATCCAAAGCAAAGTCACCAATACGATCAGTTGCGCTAAGTAGCCGGATACCGTCTGGTGCAAGATACATAATATCACCACCAACTTCTTTGATAGTGTCACCGTTAATACAGCCAATGCGATCTGTAATACTTGATAGAGTGAAGTCTGCAGAAGTTGTACCTGTAAGTCTTTTAATGCTGTTAGCAGTAAAGATAATAAGTTGATTACGAAAGACAACAAGACCAGTAATATTTTCTGTTATATTAAAAACACCGGAGCCATTAGCTGAAGAAAAGTCATCCAGAGTAAAAGGGGCTGTAAAGTATAAAGTATTTCCTTTAGCGTACCATGCTGTGTCTGAAAAGAACTCTGTATGTTCTGCACCTAACACATCTACCAAACCCGTAACAGCGGTAAAAGCGTTGGTAGATGTGTTATATATAGCAGGGTAGTTAACACCATCAACAAATATTAACTTCTCAGTACCATCAAGATTGCCTATAACATTACGAACTTTATTACCTAATAAAGGTCTAGCACCTAAAGATGTCCAAGCATCCCCTGCTCCATAATAATATTCTGTTACGTTAGAAGCGTTCTCTCTAGCCACTACTACATGGTCAGATTCAACAACAGCTAATCCCAATATAGGGCCAGAACCAGCAACCACTGTGTCACTATACTTGTTATAACCTTTTATTTTAGAGTAGCCTCCCTCTCTAGTAGCTTCAAAGTTCTGCAAAATAGTAGCAGAACCCACAGCATTTGTACCCTGCTGCAGAAGACTAAGATTAGAGATGAGGCCACCTTTAAACTCAATAGGGAATGTCTGCCATTGTGTAGCCATTAGAAATGTACTCTTGTATCTCGCAGATATTCTGTGCGATTAATATGTAAGCTACGAAGTTGTTTAATGCCTTGCTCAAACTTCTGTAAAGATAATTGTGCAGCTTGGGTGTCGCCACGGAACTGGTAAACGTAATACATAGCTCCATCTATAATAGTATAGCGGTACTGTTCTGGGAGAGTCGGTACGTCTGAAGAACTCTCTAAGTCAAACCCTGTTCTAAAATACTCGTAAACTACCTCATACTCTTTATCAGGTGCAGGGTGAAAAATAAGTTCTCTACTTGGGGTGCGTACTACATACTCTGGAATACCATATGTACTTGTTGTAGAGTTATACTCAGAATCAGCATACTTGTCAAGCCATTCTTCATAAGTTAAAACTTTTAACTTAACAGTACCTACATTAAGAGTTGCATCACGTTTTATACGAAACGTGTTCATGTTAACAGTCTTACTATCGTAAGGCATACTGTAACGAACTTCACCTACAGCTAGTACTTCTGTTTCTTCTACGTGGTTCCAAGGCCACTCAAACTCTTCCTGACTAATGTGTCTAATAGCTGCGTTAACAGAATCTTTAGCAAAGCTGTAATAACCTGTAGCAGAAACAAAATTAGCGGTGTTAAGTTCTACTTCGTTAAGGCGACGATTAACATCATTAACCAAGCTTATATAATCATATGCCATTATTATTTCTCCTTAACACGTAGGAATATACTGCGCTCGTACTGAAGGCCAGATGCTGTAGTAACCTGACATGTAATCAAGTATCTAGTATTATTTGTGCCTAGAGAAAACCTTGCTGTAGCTACGTATAAAGTTTGTGTGCCTGTAACAAACTGCAACCCATTGACTACATCAGAGTCGGCTAACTGTATCTTAACACCATCCGAATTCTTGATAAACCATAAGACTGAAGAAATAGTGTCACTACCAAGAAAGCGTGACCAGTCTACGCTGTAATCTACGATCTCATCTTTATCTTTATCGGGCCATTTATATGACATAATTATTCCTTACGCTGCAATATAGACGGTATTGCTTCCTTGTTGTTTTTGAATGTAAACGGTATAAGTTTCTTCTGCTATGTAAACGATATTGTTACTTTGTTCGCTTTCCGTATAAACAGTTCTGTCTTCAGATACTATATGTACTTCCTTACTACCTTCATATGAGACAATATAAAGAGTATTAGCCCTATTGTATAGGTCTGTATAGTCTACGTAAGGGAATATTACAGCAGTAGGATTTGCTAAATTATTGTACAGGTTAGCTAGTGTACCTAAGAAAGTAGCTTTAGCTCCACCTAATCCTTCTACCGTAGATACGCTAAATACTGCAGATGTACTACCTGTAGTTATAATAGATTTAGCATCAAAGTCAACACTTGTTGCATTTGTTACACCTACAGCAGGAGACATAAAGGCTCTAGCTTGGGCATCCTCATCAGCAAAGTCACCAATGTAGATCGTGAGGAAAGCAGAGACTGCAGAAGGTACTACGTTTGCCTTAGCATCGACATCAGCAAAGTCATTAACTGCAGTACTACTATTAGTACCTACTGTAGTGATACGTGCTTGAGCGTCAATATCACCAAAGCTATCAGCAATACCTGTTACAGAAGCTCCTGCGGGCGTTATGTTTGCAGTGAGTCTATAATCTAATACACCCGTTGTAAAAGAAGCTGTTACAGCAGGTTGTGTTATGTTAGCAGATAATGTGTAAAGAACATCCTGCGCACTAATGTTAGATACAGCACCTGCAATAGTGTGATTAGCTTTAGCATCTACATCAGAAAATATGTTTGGTGTAGCTTCTGCAGTCACCCCTATAGTCGTTATGTTAGCATCTGCTAGATAGTCTACTACACCTGCAGTAAATGAAGCTGTAGCAGGAGACTGTGTTACGTTAGCAGCACCTCTTAATACTACATCATTAATAGTAATACTAGAAAGTACACTTACAATGGCACTGGAAGCTTTAGCATCAAACAGTATAGAGTTAGCACCAACAGCTGTAACACCAAGCAGGTCTAAATTAGCTTCAGCATTAAAGAGCAAACTACCTGTAGTAGCCTGACCTAAAGAAGTGTTCAAGAAAGCTACAGCTACAGTAGAAGTAGTAGCTTGAGAGAGAGGTACTTGAGAGAGTGCTGAGAAGCCTAGCATTATAAGTCCTTACTCAGGTTTAGTAGGCCACGTAATGTCGTGTGGAAAGCCAGCTTGCTGTGGTACATCTAAGAG